CTAACCCACTGATTTTAATAAGTCTCTTGTGTCACTTTGGTGACCATGGGACATCATTGGGACATAATCTGCCAGCTTCTGATTCAGCATTGCGATCTGTTCTGCATTGCTGTCAGTCATCCATGCTCCGTATACATTGAACACCATCTGGGCACTTGCATGACCCATCTGGCTGGCAATGAAGCTTGGATTTGCTCCGGCAGATAATGACCAGCACGCATAAGTGTGTCGTGACTGGTATGCCTTTCGATGCCTGATGCCTGCACGCTTAATAGCTGATTCCCATGAGTCGCCAATGGAATCTACCTTGTAGATAAAACCTACCTGTTTGCTTTTTCTAACCACCTGGGGGTTAAATACGAAAGTACATTCATGATTCACTGAACGTCCATATTCACGTAGTTGAACCTTGATGTGGTGCTGCTTACCCAGTCTTGTCATTTCAGCCTGATTTTTCAGGACACTGATAGCGGGCTGGATAAGATGTATAACCCTGTTAGTACTTGCTTCAGTTTTAGGTAGAGTGAACTCATCGAGTTTCGTATAATTGCGCCGGATAGTAATTGTTCCTGCTTTCAGATCGATATCTTCCCAGGCCAGGGAGACCAGTTCACCATGACGCATTCCTGTGTACACAGCCAATGACCACAGGTTTTTTGTCTGCTGATGTCGGCAAGCATCTATCAGGCGAATAAATTCGTCACGAGTTAGCGGATCTGGCTCTGCCCTGGCTTTTTTAAGAGGCTTAATTCCCTCGAAGGGATTTGCTTCTAAGTAACCGTGATCTGCAGCAAACTGAAACATTCCAGCGATTGTCGTCATGTAATAATTTACTGTGACAACGCTTCGTCCTTTTACCGGAGCCTTACCTTTTGTTGGATTTTGGTGTCCGGTCAGCAAATCTTTCCTGATATACAGCAATTCCTCTTTGGTCACCGTTGACACCAGTCTGCTACCTCCAATTTTCGGAACCATCGTTCTTGCAACGGATTCATAACGATTGAATGCATTTGCAGAGATTTCCATTCGTTTCAGATCCAGCCACTTTTCTTCAAGTTCTTTCACCGTAATTTCTTTTTTACTTACCCCAAAAGCCTGAAGGTTAGGGGAGTCAGGGAACTGTGCAGCATAATCAAAGTTTCCTGTGCGGATGGCAAAACATACCGATGTCCGCAGTTCTCCAGCGATCTTCCTGTTCTTGGCAGTGTCAGGGACACCAAGATTTTCCCTGACACGTTTACCTTTAAAATTAAACCAGATGCGCAATGTGCCACCGTGGTTTTCGACGCCTGTTGGATATTTGACTTTATCCATTGATACCTCCAGACGCCCAAGAGCGAAACGAGCTTACATACTTCATGGCATTAAATCACCCAGGTTGTTTGTTTTTCATTGAAGCGACCCAGGCATCTATTGCTTTTCTGTTATACATACATTCGCTGGATGGCTTTGGATTACCATCTGGTGATACGTGAATATACTCTCTTCCTACCATCCAGCATTCTTTCCGGGCTCGGAGAATTGTGCCTGGTTTGAGCCCGGTAATTGCGATAAGAACGCTTTCACAAACCCATTCATTGGGAGCCAGTTGAATCACATTGCTCATACATTACCTCACACAACACTCAGCCCACGGCAGTGGCACCACACTTCAAACATTCGTTTCACAATTTCACGACAGTAGAAACCGTCAACATCTCGCGTCAGGTCATAGCGATTGCCGTAACGCTGGCGCACCCATAGCTCAAACGCTTTATTCATTCTTTACTTCCTTTTCATGGCCCGTAATTTTTTCAGATGAGCTTCCTGCTCTGTTTCTGCCAGAATTTGTCGGTATTCCTGGTGATCAATCCGTTCAAACAGTTCATTGAAATCGTTTATTTTTACTGACTGTGTTCGCCCATCCATTCTTCTGTACAACACAGTGTTGTTTATGCAGCGAACAATTTTTACCGGGTAATCGGCATTGTCGGTATACAGTTGTCCCTGATTAATCAAAGAGAACATTTTTTCTCCTGCTCTCTGAATAGCGAGAACTTCAGAGCCGTATGTTTGTAGCGGGTTCAATACTGATAATTTCTGCTGAGATAAGCATCCCGGCAAGCCAGAGCTCTCCGGACAGGTCTTCATCCTGGCATATCAGTTCGCCAATATTAATGGTGGCCATGATGTCTGTTTCCCCTGTACGCTCATCCTCGACTTCTTCATAAGGCAGCGTTGCGTACAGGCTTTCAATAGCGCAACTGATAACATCGAGTCCGGTCAGGTTGCCACCGACAGTGACTTCGAATGTTTCGCGGTATTCCCATAGCCCGAAAGTTAATCGAACGGTTTGTTTTGCCATGCGTCCGCATGACGTCAGATTTGGGTCATAGTTCATTATTTGCGGTTGAGTATTATGAGTGTTCATCTGCTTTTCCCTTAGCCCGACGGTCTGCCGGGCATATTAAGTTATTTAACCTGGATAAATGGTGTATTGGCACCACTGGTCATGTATTGCGGCAGCGTGCCGTTCCATTTATTGATGGCTTCCAGCTCCACAACACCGGGGTTCTGACGCAGAGCTTCACCGCGTAAACGAATAGCATCGGCTTCAGCCTGGGCTTTTGTGCGAATCGCATCAGCCTGTCCAGTAGCGACCAACCCCGACCACTTCACCGACGCCTTTGTCGTCGTCAAGTTTGTTGACTTTGATGCCCACATTACCAGGCTCAACACGATCACAACCGACAAGGCCAATGGCAGGCAGAACAATGGCTAAAGAAAAAATAATTTTTTTCATCTTTTATCCTTGGTGAAAGAAAGCCCCTTATAAATGGCACAAATGCACGGCGGGGTCAGACACGCCAGAGCAAAGCCAGAAATCACTGCTACCGTATCCTTCATTGATATGAGGGCCGGAACGATTAATCCGTAAATACATGAGATAATTGCCAGTGATATAACTATTTTGAAATAAATGTTCATGGTCCTCCTGATGTATTCGGCTTGCCTTATTTAATTGCGTCATGGTTAATTTCGTTTACGTCAGAATGGTTTTGTTGCCATCAGTTCGTAATATCCGGCGCTCCATGTGTCATATTTTCTGAACCATTTTTCTGTATACTGTTTCCTAGCGATGAGTCTGCGCAGTCGTCTGATTGTTCGCTGGTGTGCGCGGGTATACTCTGTGGTTGATTCTCCTCGTTTCCATATCTCATTCCCGTTGAAGATAAAACGCTTGTCAGGATGGCGCTGTCGGAATCCTGAACGTTCAAAAGCGCGGGTGGTCATAAAGAATGCCAGGTAACGAATTGCCGTTTTTCGGGTGAGGCATTTTTTTGTTCTTCCGTGGCGTGTTACAAAAAATAACGGGCCGACGGGTGTATCATGTTTCTGTAATGCCTGGTCAATGGCGCTGGCGGTGCGGTTGTCGATCATTTCTTTATTTCTCCCGAATAACGTTCATGACTCATTACTTCCCAGTTCCGGCCGTCGTCTTTCGATAACAGCCGCCAGCGACGGTTAACCTTCAGACTGAGATATCCGTTGCGCTGTATCCGATGCGGGAATATACGTCGGCATCTGTACCGCCGCAGGACCAGCAACGCCTGCTGGTGGACCCACTCAGGAATTCGCGTTGCTGTTAATGTCACTGGTTTCCTCCTGAGCAGGTGCTGTTATCTGATACCCCGCTCTTTCTGCCAGCCATATGAATGTATCCATGCTGGCAATCAGCTCTCCATCGCGGACTTTGCAGACATCTGTTACCTGGCCATTTTCAATTGTCATAACGATCTGCACTTTTTCGTGCACAACAGATACAGGGGATAAATTAGCCATCAGTTAATTCCTCCGCTGATATATTTTTCTTTCGCGTAATCAATAACCTCTTGTAAAAGGTTGTCTATAATTAACTTTCCGGTTTCAGCCTGGTATTCAGTATGTTGATTAATCCCGATAGCATTCTGGTATGCAGTTCGGAATTCTGTTTCACCCTCCACTCGACCCAATTCACCACGGGTAATACCTTCAAAGCGCAACAGCAACTGGTTTATAAACTGTTCTGTTATTTCTATGGTCGTAATGCTCCCATCCGGAAGGTCAACAATAAGCAGATTACCACCTGTTTTACGTTTTATTCGATGGAGTGCTGCAACAGCTATACGGCGACGATATGTATTAATGGGTTCATATGCCATTTGTTATTTCCCGTATGCTTTACGCAGAAACAAGCAGGCAATATGCATGTAATTTTTACCGTGTTGTGCAATAAGACAGGCCGTTTTGTGTGATGCCTTATGTTTTATAAAAGTCATAATAATGCCTCCAGTGGATTAAGTGTGTGATAATCCCCGGCGATTAAGCCGTAATATATTATTCGGAGATAACTTGTTTTATTTAACTGGATAGTTCTTTTTCAGATGCTGCTTCAGCATAGCAACGTGCAAATTCAAGAACTTCATCACCTGTTCTTTTTATTGCGTCGTTGTCTGACATTTGTAGTACGATAACTGCGCATAATAAATTATGGATATTGTTTGCAAAGGAATCCGGTGCTAGGCATAAGCCTTCATACTTATCATGGATATTGCCAGTCATTGTTGCTACTCCTTTGCTTCTGATTTTCCCGTTAACAACCACATCAGGTCACAATTAAGCGCACTGGCCAGTGGTACTATCTGATCAGCAGGAACTTCACAGGTGCCGCATTCCCAGTCGTTTATGGGGTCGCTGTAGGTGTGAATCATGCGTGCCAGGTCTGCTTCTGTTAAGCCCAGTTTTTTACGGGCGCTTTTGATGCGCGCACCAATATTTTCCACATGGACTTCAGGCGCATTTACGCGAATAACTGACTCGCTGTTTTTTTCACTCAGCAGAGAAAGCGGATCGCATCCCAGGACGTTTGCCAGGGGGGTAAGCATGCTGATGGTTGGCTCGTACTCTCCACTCTCCCACTGGATGATAATTTCTTCATCGAGATCGAGCAGCCTGGCGAGTTCGGCGGTTGTTAAGCCGCAGGCTTCGCGTTGGGTGCGAAGGTTAACCAGCCAGCTTTCAGGGAAGGATTGTTTTTGTTGTGCAGGAGAAGCCGCAGATAGAGCATATTCATGGATAAATTCCATTACCTCAATGCCCAGTTCCTTTGAGCGAGCACAATCCAGAAGATGGAATGTGCGTACAGCACTTAGCAAATTTGCAATATTTAATGCAAAGGAATCAAGTTCTAAGCCCTTAAGCGAAACACAGCCACAGTTGATAAAATTAGTTGTTTCTGGAGTTGCGTTTAGTGTCTTCATATATCCACCAACAATTTTAAATTGAATTAAATCAAGTTATAATTGATGGTGCGATATTATGCTTTGAGAAATAGGCTGTCAAGAAAAAATTGATATCGTGTGTTTCAGGCAGAAAAAACGGGCAAAGCCCGTTAAAATCAAAGACTAACCAAATCTGTTTATATTGAATGGTATTGATGAGATCACTTTAGACTGGATATAAAGCAGAGCTAACCCCTCTTTTTCGATGCTCCATGGTTGATAATTGGGGTTATCAGATAACACCATGATTTTACTTCCAATTTTTTGAAGTCTTTTCACGTAGCATTCTCCATCAAAACAAAATGCATAAATGCCATCGCCATCAAAATAAGTTACTGTCTTATCGAGAAAAAGAAGGTCGCCAGGTGAGATTGTGGGAGCCATACTGTCTCCTCTGGCGTTACCTATTTCTATATTTTTGAATGCCCGATTTCCAACAAGACGTCGGGCATATTCAGGATCAAGTTCTATTGAGCGCACTACATCTATCAAGTCACCACGGACATGAGTTCCATCACCGCAACTAAACTCAACATCAAGGACATTAAACACGACGCTATCTGTTCTTGTCTGGTGTTTCTCTTGCGAGGAAAAGGTTGGTGAGGAGTCTTCGCCTAAGAACCAGGATTGTGGATAACCGCTAATCTCTGATAAATGCGCGAGCTTATCACTTCGTGGAAATGTTTTTCCTGTTGTCCAGTACTGCACTGATTGCGCACTCACACCTAACTTGCGGGCCAGTTGAGCCTGAGTCCATCCTTTTGCTTTCAGCATCGCGGCTATTCGATTTTCCGTGTTTTTGACGTTCTTCATGACCAAATCCTGTGGGTTTCTTTACAAGGATAAATCTTTACTTGATTTTAGTGTATTCGATCCTTTTGCAACTTGCATGTTAATTTAAACTTGATGTATTCTTGATTTATAAAGTTAATGTTGGTGCTTTGTTATGAAAGGAAATGATTACGACAAACTTCGTACATTAATTGCGCAAAATGCCATAGCGCGAAATCTTGGTGTGACGCCGCAAGCGGTGAATCAATGGTTTTCAAAAAACACAATTCCTGCTCGTTTTGTTTTACGCGTATGTGAAGTAGTTGCATGGAAGGTCACACCACATGGCTTAAGGCCAGATCTTTATCCTCACCCTGAAGATGGAGTTCCTGATTCGTTACGCAAAATTTCAAATCCAAGCCTAGCGCACACGGAAGATGGGAAGTGATGGTGGTGATATGAGCGAAAAAATAACTATTAAATACGATGGGGCAACCATTTCGATTGCCCCAATCACATTAGCGTTCGCTGAGAAGTTGTTGGTAAGCCTTAAAGGATGCGAACTGCATTCTACCTTCGGCATTGATTCCGATGCCTTCGCTTGTACACCAGGCGATGAACTCGGCTGTATCCGCTTCAACTTTAATAACTCGTTGCCCGCCTCTTTCGACACGCTTAATCAATTTTTCAGCGTCGTGCTTCCACTCGGTGTAACTGTCGGAGAGCACATCAGCATCAGTAAAAATATTTTTGAGCTCATGATACTGAATCGCATCGCGAAACCAGAATAAACCAACGGCCTGAACTTTCATGTCGAACCTCCTTTGGTTCTTTTGTTTATAGAGATCAAAAGGATAACTGAAGGAAGGTTCGGCACCAATAAGTACGAATGTGCGGAATCTTAAAAGAATTTATCCGCAAGGAGATGGTAGTGAACACCGCAATTTTTAACGGAAAAGCATCCATGACCAGCGTTGAGATCGCAGAGCTGGTGGGTAGTCAGCACTCAGATGTTAAACGTAGTATCGAACGCCTGGTTGCTAAAAACATCATCCGGAAACCGCCAATGGCTGTTTCCGAGAAAATCAATAACTTAGGTTTTAAAGTTCAATATGAGCATTACCTGTTTGAAGGAGAACAAGGTAAACGCGACAGCATCATTGTCGTCGCACAGCTCTGCCCTGAATTCACTGCCCGCCTGGTAGATCGCTGGCGCGAACTGGAAGAACAGATCCGTAAGCCAATGAGCGAAATCGAAATGGTTGCTGCGATGGCTCTTGAAGCCGTTCGTCAGCAGAAACGGATCACTCAGGTGGAAGAAAAAGTCAGCCATGTTGCCGAAACAGTCGAGCAAATCAAAAAGGGCACCATTCGTGAGGGCTATGCCGGATATCGCCAACTGAAAGCGAAAACCGGTTTGTCAGATGATAAATGCTGCAATCTGGTGAACGCTTATCAAATTCCTACAGACACCCACGAGTTCATGACGTCGGACGGATTGTTGTCACGTCGCGCAATTGTTGCTGTGGAACCGTTTATGGCTGCTTTTTATCGGGTTATGGAGGAAGCAGAACCGCGAGGGACTCGCTGGTATCACCCGAAAATGGGGTTATTTCAGGTTATTGGTTGGCAGCGGTGAAAAAAAGCCGGGAGTAACCCGGCTCACTCAACATCAATAACGGGGAGCTGTTTCGCATAAAACGGCTCCGAAACATCCAAGAACAGTTCTAAAGATATCAGCAGCTATATGATCATTTCAAGACCAAATATTGATTCTGCAATTTCGGGACGTTACACTGTCTCTGCACCTTATAAAGCGGGTGCCGGGATTGGCGTCCTGGAATTGATCAAGGCGATATATGACGCGCCAGCGTCTTTTTTATCGTCCGCATTTGCTCACATCAAAGTTATGGTGGGCTGGGCGGGGGCATCGAAAGATGCGCCGGTTTCCTTGATCACCGGTTACGCCAACCCCGTTCAGTTCACCACCAGCGAAATTGGCGTTTCCGGTGGTGGAAGTATTTCACCGATCAAGGAGGCTGCCATCATGGCTACAGTCCCAACCCACTCATTCCTCAAAATTGAGAGCGTCAACGGCAAGGCCGTTATTTTCTCTTTGCATGTCGCCTGCCACTTTAAGCGAATGCACCAGAACATCGTCGATAAAATCGAGTATCTGAACTGTTCGCGCGAATTTTTTACCCGCAATTTCATACCGTGCACTTATCACCTCTATGGTGACTCTTTGCGTGGTTATTACATAACCCTTGATGGTCTGATGATGCTTCAGCTTGGGTTAAGTCTGCGCACAATGCGGTACTACGAGAGCTGCATTGAAGTATTCCATGAAGCTGAAACCGGTCTGAATCACACCGATTTCCACCGTAATCAATGGGAGGTGCGCCCATGATTAGTTACGAAATCATCATCTCCACTACGGAATACAGAAACGATGTATCAGTTCGCACGGATGTATCTGTCTGGCACCGTCGCTATAAATCCAGAAAAACGGCGGAACTGAAAGCGGCAGAGATGTGTGAAACCATCTCAATGAAAGGTAGCCCGGTTAAATACGTAACTACGGCGGAGGTGCGTCCATGATCCGCTACATCGTTAATTCCCTGTATCACCGATACAACCGTTGCCCCCGTGTGGGGCAGTGGTTCACCACCAGCAACGGCCACGTTCTGCGGGTTTGCCTAGTCAATACAGAAAGCCAGAAGGTTGTCTGCCAGGTTCAGGGACGTACTCATACCCGGAGTTATCCGCTGGTGGCTTTTCAGTCCGGGAAAATGTTTAAGCGCCTGGGAGGTGGCTATGCGTCCGTCTGATCTTCTGCTCGATTTTGGGCATCCGGTTGCTTATTACCCTGGGCTCGTTAAATACATGGGAAGTCCGCACGCTGTTATTTTCTTTGGTCAGATTTTTTACTGGCAGGATAAAGCACATGCAGCGGAAGGCGTACATAAAACGCGTGAAGAGATACAACACGAAACCGGACTTACATTTGAACAACAGGCTGTAGCGCGTAAGCATCTTGTGTCCAGAGGCATTTTGGTTGAAACCAACAAGCGTCTTGAGCACAAAATGTTCTACCGTATAGATTGTGAGCGCCTTAATGAAATTATCAATGAAAACAATCAGTTTTCCCGAAATGGGGAAACCCGTTTTCGGGGAACTGTAAAACCCGATTTCGCGGAGGAGGGAAAGCCTTCACCGCGGACACGGGAAACCCCTCGCCGCGGAGAAGGGAAAACCAATTTCGATCTTACAGAGAATACAACAGAGATTACTTCAGAGAATACTACAGAGAGTAAAAACACTATTGGCGCATCCGCTGACGCGTCTGCACCAGCGCGTTCTGCCCGACAGGAATATTCACCAGAATTTGAACAGGCCTGGCAGGAATACCCCAAACGTGCTGGTGGTAATTCCAAGTCAGCAGCCTTCAAAGCCTGGAAAGCCCGTATCAGGGAGGGAATAAAACCGGAGACCATGCTTGATGGCGTGAAGCGGTATGCCGCCTGGGTACGTGCTACAGGAAATACCGGCACACAGTTCGTGAAGCAGGCTGCGACGTTCTTTGGCCCCGATCGGCACTTTGACGAATCCTGGCAACAGCCAGCAGCCCCCGGAGGTGGGCGTGGCAAAAGCCTCCCGATCTCGGGATTCAGTGAACAGGACTACGGCTCAACGAACTTCAACTGGTGATTTTGTGGGGGGTGAAAATGACTAATTTCCTGAACAAACAATACATGCAACACGACAAAGCGCAGTTACTTAACCGCAAGGCAGACCTGGAAGAGGAGCTGGCATTTGTCCGTGGCGGAAAGCGTCCGTGGCGCTGTGAGCATTGGGTGCAAAGCACTGAGACGGTGTCCTGCGGGAAACACGGAAAATACACACGCTATGTGCTGACAGGCCCGGATGTAAGAGGGAAAGCTGTCAAACGGGTGTCCGGTTGCCTTTCCTGCCTCAGTGAGGAGCTGGACTGCGTGTATGACGAATTACGCGCCCTGAAGGTTCGTGAATTACTCGATCAGGCCGCTATTGCCCGCCGGTTCCAGGATTGTGAGTTTGATAATTATCAGGCGGTGAATACTGACGCACAGAAAAACCTTGAAGCCTGTCAGCGCTACGCCGCTTCCTGGAAGAAATGTCTCGCTGCAGGCACCAGCATGATCATGATTGGCAATTGCGGTACCGGGAAAAATCACCTGGCTGTATCAATGGCAAAAAATATTATTCGCCACCACCTGGCGACCGTCGAAATTACGGATGTTATGCGACTGACCCGCGCTGTGAAAAATACCTGGCGTCACAATTCTGAACGCACTGAAGATGAAATTATTGACCATTTTGTATCGCTGGACCTGCTTATTATCGATGAGGTTGGTGTGCAGTTCGGTACGCCTGCGGAGATAACCATCCTGCAGGAAATCATAAATGCGCGTTACGAAAGCGTTTTACCGACAATTTTGATCAGCAACCTGACGTTTGAACAACTCAAGGAGTCCATTGGTGAACGGATTGTGGATCGCGTTACTGATGGTGGGCGTAACTGCCTGGTGTTTGGTTGGGAAAGCTACCGTGCGCATATCAGAGGTGTGGCAGCATGACAAACCCGACAAATCCGGTGTGGCGTAATGATGACCTGGAAGGTGCAGTGATTGGCGCGTTTTTTCTGCGTGGTGCTGATCCGGAAGTGATGGATATTCTGGCCACACTACCGGCGGAGGTTTTTTCTGTTCGACCGTACCGGGATATCTACAGAGGCATCTGCAGACAGGCACGTGTTTCTGGAGTGATTGACCCTGTGCTGCTGTGTAATGAGATGCCGGAACTTGCCCCGGTGATTACTGACACCGGGCGCAAAACCTGGGTGAAGTCGTCACTGGAGCACTATGTTACGGCGTTGCGGCGCAATGCAGCACTGCGCGATGCAGAAAAAACACTGAATGAGGCGTTACAGAAATTACGTGATGCGAATACCTGTGACGCAGCTGAAGATGCCCTGAAGGATGCGCAGAACATGATTGTCTCATTATCAACCGGAAAGGGCGTCATACAGCCTGTGCATATTGATGATGTGCTTCCGGAAGTGGTTGAGCGTGTTGAATGCCGGAATCAGGGGCTGGAGAAATCCAGGACGTTGATGACCGGTATTGATGAACTGGACGCAAAAACAGGCGGCATGGAACCCGGTGACCTGGTATTTATTGCGGCTCGCCCTTCTATGGGGAAAACCGAACTGGCGCTGGATATCATCGACAAGGTGACAGAGCAGGAGCATGGCGTGCTTCTGTTCACCATGGAGATGGCGAACATCCAGATTGGTGAACGTATGGTGTCAGCAGCAGGGGGAATGCCGGTATCCCGTCTTAAATCTGTTGCCCGTTTTGAAGATGAAGACTGGGCGCGTTTCTCACAGGGTGTGGGACGAATGACAGGACGTAATATCTGGATGGTGGACCAGGCGAACCTGACGATTGATGAGATATGCGCAACAACGAAACACCATCTGATTAAACACCCGGAAACGGCGCTGGTGGTGGTTGATTATCTCGGGTTGATAAAAACCCGAACCACAGGCCGCCATGACCTTGCCGTGGGGGAAATATCAAAAGGGCTTAAAGGCCTGGCAAAATTCGGCGGATTACCGGTGGTTGCGCTGAGCCAACTTTCCCGCGCTGTGGAGTCCAGACCCAATAAACGACCTATGAACTCAGACCTGAAAAATTCCGGAGAAATAGAGGCGGATGCTGACATTATTCTGATGCTTTACAGGGATGAAGTATACAACCCGGATACGCAGGCCAGGGGCATAGCAGAAATCAATATCACGAAACAACGTAACGGTTCTCTGGGGACGATTTACCGGCGTTTTTATAACGGACATTTTCTGCCTGTGGATCAGGAAAGCGCACAGATTCTTTCCACCCCAATGCAGCAGCCCCAGCCGCGCAGATACAGCAACAAACGAACTGACAGCAGTAAGATGGAGCGTTTCTTTTGAACAACCAGACAATGACTTTTACCCCTGAACAATTACGCAAACAGGCGCAGGAAATGTTGCGACAGGCGGAACAACTGGAAAAAACAGGTGTAACAAAAGATGCCATTCGTCGGTTCATGGTGCCAGCGCTCAGGGAACTGATGCAGGCGAAACATCGCGCACAAAAAGCAGTGGATGAGCTGGTGGATTGTGTGGCGGAGCTGGAAACCAAAGTTGGAAAGTTTGAAAAAATGGTGCAGGAGGTGCTGCGCTGATGCGCCATGAGTTTATTTTACCTTATCCGCCGACGGTGAATACTTACTGGCGACGTCATGGCAATACGTATTTCATCTCGGAGGCCGGAAAGCGTTATCGCCGTGATGTGGCGCTAATTGTTCGCCAGCAGCGGCTGAAATTAAACCTGTCCGGAAGGCTGGCGATAAAGATTATTGCAGAGCCACCGGATAAGCGCCGTCGTGACCTGGACAATATCCTGAAAGCACCACTGGATGCGCTGACGCATGCCGGATTGCTCATAGACGACGAGCAGTTTGACGAAATTAATATTGTGCGCGGTCAGCTCGTTTCTGGTGGTCGGTTGGGTGTGCAGATTTACAAAATTGAAAGTGAGTGAGCATAAATATGATATACCCGGAAATTACAGGCAAAAGCGGTGAGCATTTGCGCCTGAAAACGCTGGAAAGT